AAGCATTGCGCCGTCCTAATACTACATGTATCTATATTGGTGAGACCATGGAGCTTTCTGAAGGTCTTATTGATAAAGCAGCTAATGATATCATAGATGCATGTCACCTTAAAGATTCTAAAGGTAAACGTTTTAACTGGAAACGTATTGACAATGGTTCCCGTATCTTGGTACGAGGTTTGTCTAATACTAAAGACCCTGACCAGATTCGTGGTAATTCTGCAAAAGTAATTGTAATAGATGAGTTCTTCCACTTGAAAGGTGAACTCTTGCAGTATCTCTATGATCAGGTACTTCAGCCTATGCAGATGGACTATGCCGATGATTACAAATTTATTTGTGCAGGAACACCTCCGTCAATTAAACATACCTTTGGTGAATATGCATGGCGTAACTGGGATGTAGCTAAGTTCTCTTGGACTTGGCGTGATAACCCACACCCAGTAGATGTTAAAGCACGTGAAGAGTATGTTGAGAACATTTTAAGAGAGAAAGGTTTAACCTGGGAAACAGCATTTGCAAGACGTGAGTATAATGGCGAATGGGCATACGATGATGATCTTGTACTTTACCCAGAATATCATACATATAATCCTAGAGAGTTCATACCTCAGATGCATGTTGACATGGTTTTGTTTGGTATCGACTATGGTGTTGGTGATAATGATACACTTATCGGTATTGCATGGGACTGTGCAGAAAGTAGAGGTTATGTATTCTGGGAGGATAAGTTCAACCGTCTTGATATCAAAGACAGAACAATTTCACAGTTACAGTACTTAAGAGGACAGGTAAAAGCTGCATGGAGACAGGCACTTGACTTCTTTAAAGGATTGTCTCCGTTCGAGGCTAATAAGAGAATACTGTGGGATGCAGATGACAGTGACCAGCATCTCACTGATGATATGAACATTAATGTAAGACTTACTGAAGAAGGTTATGAAGACCTCAGACTTAATATTCAGAACGCACATAAGACTGAGAAAGTTATTATGCAAGATAAGATTAAAGACCTTCTTCGTACAGCTGGCTTGTTACTTATTGAAGATGGTAAGACAGCTGAAGAGTGTGATAAGACTGTACTTAAACGTGGACCTAATGGGGAGGTTCTCCCTGAAGTAGATAACAAAGTATATCATCCAGACTTGTTGCCAGCTATGCGTTATGCATTGGCAAACGTACTGGTTGAGAAGTAGGAGTACATATGGCTAGAAGTGCAAAAGAAATTATACAGAATGCAATTGATAAGAAAGGCGCAAAGAATGTAGATAACACAGCAGACAGAGACACCTTACTTAATAACATTGACAGAATAACTCATCTCCAGGAGATTTATAAAAAGATTGATAATCTTGAGACACTTACAGATGAAGAAAGAAAAGACTGGCAGAGTTTGTCTAAAGAAGATAAGATGCAGGTTATTGACGCATATAATGGTGTTAACATGAATATGCGACAAGGTTCAACTTTTGCAGATCTTGATGTACATACTAAAGACTACAGTGATCTTGCACCTGAGACAAGCCCTAAGGATCTTGAGAGCGAAAAAGTATTTAATCCATCTGAGGCAGATGACTCTGGTGTATCTATGTACGATAAGCTTGTAACAGCTGTAGCAAATCTTAAGTCACGTGGCAAGAGCCCAGCATTTATTAAGGCAATGTTGAAAGCAGTGCCTGAGTATAAAACAGATGGTAAGGTAGATGTACCTGTGTGGGGTGAGAATGAAATCGTTGACAGTAGGCCCGTTGATATTGATAAAGTTATTGATGACCTGGTAGGAAAGGAACTTACTCAGGAGGAGATTGAGCGAAGTAAAGCCCTTACTGAAGCTAGTAAGCGTAAAGAAGATGAATTACACCAGCAGCGTATGGCAGCTATTCCAGAAAACCAGGAGCGTTCAGCAGCTGAGCAAGCTCGTATCACTGAAGGATATAAGGATGAAGTTAATCCTGATATCTCTGAAGGTGGTAAGGACGCATTGTATGCTGACCTGGATAAAGCAAAAGATGCAGGGTTTATTAAGCAAGTTGATAATAACATTAATCGTCTTGCCGGTAAAAATAATGATACAGAGTTCGCTAATAAGGTTATAGATGAGCTTTTGAGGTCTAAGAATGCAGGCAAAAGTTTTACATCTTCACTTAGCACTAAAACCTTGCAGGAACTTGCAAAACGTTTTCCTAACACAAAAACAAAAGAAGGTAAAACTATAAACAATATTAAACCTGTCCTTGATGGTTTGAAAGATACTTATGACCATAAGTCTTTTGGCCGGCTCAAGTCTTCTCTTAATATGATAAACAGCAAAGGTAACACTGCAAAGAGCAGACTTGCAAGAGAAAATGAACGTGTTAATGAAACTACAGGTACTGAGAAAGGGGCACAGGAAGCTACAGCTAGATCTGTAAGACCTGGAAGTCTTGCAAAGCGTGAAGGTGTCACAGCATTTGATAAAGCTTTTGCAGGAGGTACTGAAGCTGATGCAGCAAAGAAAGCTCTTGCACAGGATGTAAATGCATACGATGAAGCTTTCTCAAAGGACCCTGAACTTGCAAAGCAGGTACGTCAGAGTGTATCAGATGCACAGAAAGCAAAGTATACAGTTGAGGATTGGATTGAGTATTTTGAAAATCACCCAGGTGTAAGATTCCATAACCAGGCAAATGTACGTACAGTTAATAACGGTGTATTACTTCTTACAGCAATTAATCCTGAGATGGATGTAAATGGTAATGTAGCTATGACAGATATTACAAGAGATAAGAAAGGTAATATAAATAGCAGTGGTAAGACAAAGGAAACTTTACTTGATGGTGTAGTTATGGATAAGTTCCCACTTATCCGTGAAGCAGATGTAACAAACTTCTTGCAGGCATTGCAGCAGGTAGACCCAGTAGTGCGTCCTGAAATTAAAACAGAGTTTACAAACCTTGGCACTAAAGCAACAGATGCAACAGAGGATTCATCACGTAATAAAAAGTGGGCTGAGCGTTTTGACAGGATGTTTAATACAGGTGATAAGTTCTATGTATATGCTGATCCTAGACTTAGTAAGAAGACAGTACGTGATGAGAATGGTATTGTAACTGAGTATGACAGAGACCCTAAGAAAGCATCAGGTCCATCTTTACGTAGTGCTGATTACTTTAATCAGCTTTCAGGTATCTTGCGAGGTAAAGATAATTTAGATGATATTAATGTCTCTGAGTTATATGATCTTATTAGAGCATTACATGATGATACAGCCGCTAAGAAAGCTAAAGATCTTTACTATGATGTAAGTGAGTTGAATAACACATTTGGCCCGGTATTATCTAAAGATACTATCGACCCTTCCACATTGAGATCTTTTGCAGGCAAGTTTAATAGGCTTCGTAAGTTAAATCCTAATATGTCGCTTACAGATATCTTTAATAAAGGTGATGTTTCAGATGTCTTTGGTGTAAAGATACATCCTAAGTTTGTAGGTAATGACAAGTTCGGGCGTACAGATCTTCTTAAAGCTGCGCTTAAACTCGCTAAGTATAAAAAGCAGGTAGCAAAAGAAGGAATTGACTTTGATGCGCTTCGTTCCGATCTTGATGACAATATCAGAGCATACAAGAACAGTGTAGATAGTAATGACTTCTCTAATCTTCCTGAGGGAGTTAATGCAGGTCTTGCTAAAGAAGCACTTGATACTCTTAACACAATCCGTTCTTATGTAGATACACCAGCAGAACGTGAAGCTAAGTTGCGTGGACAGTTAGTTGGTACTCCTGATGCAAGTGGTCTTAAGTCACTTGCAGATGAGGCACCTGAAGAGTTTGAAAGAGCAGAAGCAGAGTATAAGAATGCTATGAATGAGTATGCTCTTGCAAAGCAGAATAAAGACACAGACTTCGATGTGTTGAATATGCTGCGTAAAGATGTTGAAGAAACACGTAGTAAGATGAAGTACCTTAAGGATACTAAAGTAGATATTCTTAAGCGAGCAGAAGAGCTTGGTAAACCTTATCATGAAGTACTTGATGACTATTTGCATCCTGACTGGGATGAAGATGATATGGAGCTTAATATCCAGAAGATGCTCAATGAGTATGATTTGATGGATGAGCTTAAGGCATCAGCTGGTGGTAATATCCATAACAGTAATGTCAAAGCAAACGCTATTGCAGAGGCTCTTGATAAGCTTTCTGGAGTAGATCCACGTTTTGAAAAGTGGCGAGATACACTTAATAACTGGTCACGTCCTGTTGCAGCTAGTCAAATTATGTCAAGCCCTGATACAGCTAAACAGTATCTTGATATGACACCGGCAGAATGGTCAGCTTATAATACAAACAAAGGTTTCTTTGACAGTGATATTGAACAGAAGAGGCGTAACACTACTCTTACAGGACAGCGAAAGTCAGCTAAGGGTATCGCAGGTGCTGATACAATTGCACTTAATAAGCTTGCACAGGACCTTCAGCGCATGGACTATACTGATGATACTGCAGGTAAGAAAGCCTTGTATGATAAGTTGCAGGCAGAAAATGCTAGAACAGCAGACCCTTATACAAGGGATAAGGATATTGATGAACGCTTAGCTAATGCAATTAAAGGTGTGTTGGCTAACAGACCTGGAGAAGATTAATGAAGGATAAAGAACCCAGCCTGTTTAGACAGATTATAGCAATCCATTATGAACAGGCTAAACGCCGCAAAGCTTTACGTCTTCTTGAGAAACAGCACTGGAGCGTAGACTTCTTATCTACACTTTTGCTGAAGTCAGCTAAGATGTTAGGTACACCTCTTGAGTTGACTATTGTATCTCCGGATGATGTAAAGCTTGTTATAACTGCTAAAGATCTTAAGACCGATGATGGTAGAATAGATGATATGGATATCTTTAATCATCTTGATGATAATGCAGCTGTAAATGATTTTATAGCTAGACACAGCACCAGATAGGAGTTATTATGCCACAAGCTATTGAATATGTAAAAGACGAAGTACAGGGGTTATATAGACCATCTCTTTATCCTGGTGAAGGTAATACTAATGAGTGGGGTGTCCCTAAAGAACATTCAAGAGACTTTGAGCGTCTTAGCTCTATTATAGAGAATAAGTATACACGTGAGTATCTCAAGATATGTGCATTCTATAATAAGCTATTCCCGTCTCTTAAGGAATCTAGCTGGGAGACAAGTTCATATAACACCATTCCGTTTACTACTATGGACCAGGAAAGAGCTGATACAGGTACAGGTATTAACTTCAACTACCTCAAACAGATTGTAGACCACATTACAAGTCGTATTGGTACTATATCATTTGTGCCTACTCTTATGTCGGAAGACCAGTCTATTGAGTACATGGTATATAAGGATGAAGCAGAGCGCATTATCCGTAAGCTTATGAAACAAGATAGACTTAACCGTAAAACTCTTGAGGCTTTCCATAATGCCGCAGTCGTAGGATATTCTCATATATTCATGGACCCTTACACTCACCACTTGCGCAAGGCATCAGATTTTGAGATTGGTATCTATGAATCACAGTTCAATAAAGACTCTGTAAAGCAGATGTTGTATCGTGATTATGCTTTCCCTGTAACTGATGTTGAACCATATAAAGAAGGTGTTGAAGGTGAGCTTCTTGAGAAACTTGAAGATACACTTGACGGTAAACATACAGTAGATTTTAAGATGTACTTCAATTGTGTTGAGCATAAAGTATACTGTGTAATAAATAATATTACACTTCCTGAGAAAGAGTATCCGTTTGATCATGTGCTCATTAATACTTTTGTATGGGACACAGGTTTTAGTAAAGTAACTACTACATCACTGTTTGATTTACTTTATCCTTCACAGCGTGAGATCAATAAGATTGCTGCTAAGATCCAGCAGCTTATCCGTAACTATAAAGGACCTGTTCCAGTATTTGACAGTCAGGTCGATCTTGCTATGAAAGAGATTACTAATGGTACAGGTGAATGTCTCTATGTAAATAGTAACAGACCTATTGACTCACTTGTAACAGTAATTAATCCTACACCACTTGACCCACAGTTATCCGCTGAGATTCAGGACTATAAGACATTTATGTATGAGCTCAGCGGTATGACTCAGGCAAGTTTCAATATGGATAACATGCGTTCTGCTGCTGCAGTAGTTGCACTGGATCAGACAAGAGATACTGTATTCCAGGCTCAGCTTGCTGGTATGGCAGACTTTATTAAAGATATTCTTAATACTTATATTGAGTATTATGCTAAGTTCCCGCAGTACGCACAAGGCGAACGTAAAGCTGTTGACTGGGAAGTTATGTATAAACTTATTCAGTCAAGCTACATTGATCTTAAGCCTATGCACATTAATGACTTTATGTCTGATGAGAATGAAGCTAAACAAGAAGCACCTGACTATACACAGCAGGCAGGTATGCGTACAGTACTTGAGATTATAAAGGGTGAAACTACCTTTGATACAGTACCATACTTCCTGGATAAAGGGCAGGTAACATTTGCAGTAGCATCACTGCTTCCTAAGTTCGAAGCACTTGGTATTGCAATACCTATGACAGTTCATGAATATTTAATTGCTGCTTACTTAAACGAAGTAGCTGAAGGAAAGATTAACTTGTAGGAGTATATATGGAAGGCGGACAGAAGATTTCGATTAACCTTGAAGCACCTCTTGATACAAAGTCTAGTGATATGCTTGTAAGTGTAAATGATGTAAAATTTGCACATAACAGGCAGAAGTTCCAGGGTCATGTACTCCCTACGTCATTACGTTATGAGCGTGATGGCTGGGCAGCAGGCTGGTATGTATATGACTTTAAGATTGGTGGTGGTTATATATTCTCTGTAAATGATAATACACTTAACAGTAAAAAGACATGGCTTGCAGTAAATCGTTCAAAGATTAATGCTACTCCTACTTACGTATTGTCATTTCATACCGCTCAGAATGATGATGACAGTGATACACCTGATAACAGAGATACTCTTAAACAGTATGCTGATGCTGTAAGTAATACAATACAGTTCCAGGCTTGGTTTACAGATACAGCAAGTATTAATGCACGTGAGTGCGAAGAAGCTGAAATTGATTTTATGCCAATACCTACATTATCATTTAACTATGCTGTAGAAGGAGTAGACTATAAAAACAGTATTAGGTTTACACCTTTTAATAATACTCAGTCAGGTGTAGTATTTGACGGAAACAATTGTTTTACTACTCTTAATCCTGATGCACAACACTCAGCTGACCTTACTATGGAGTTTGTGGACCGTGCAGCTGATGGTACTGTTACAGCTATTCTTAATAATAATGAAATTAGATGGAATTGGCAAGACACTGTTTATATGCCTAAAGATCTTGCAGATGATGAAGGTAATGTATATGCTAAGTTTGTAGGAGTTACAAATAAAGTAATTACCTGGAAGCTTGGTAGTGATACACTTACATATAATACACAGTATCATAATTATTATTTTGTAAGTAGGAACTATGCAGAAGGTACAAATCTTCCTTTACATTATACAATTCCGGTGACATATTCAGTGCCTTTTAGTAAATATTATAGTGAGCTTAAAAATATTTCATGGTCTGTGCAGGGCACACGTAATCTGTTTAATAATGAAGATAATGATAACCCTTTAAATAGTTATAGAATATATCTTGATACAGAGACAGACTCTAGTGTTACTGTGTATGATAGTAAGTTTAAAGATGTTGGTATTGATGGACCAGATATTGCTCTGCTTTCAGAATTGCAGTTGCCTATAGATAATTTACCATTAAATATAGGTGAAAAAGTATATAGCACAAATGCAGATGTAGCAGAGTCAATTACATATATGGATGATAACACACCTTGTATCGTGCCTATATTCAATACTACTGTTAGAGGATTCTCACTTATTGACAGTGAAGATGATAAGCATAATGTCATGATTCAGATATACTATAAGTATCCTGGACAAATGTTGAATGACCTTGGTATTATTTATAATCGTCAGGTGCGTGCTGCAGCCATGTCTTATAAGTATGCTGCAGTAGGTTTATACAATGAAGTAGTATATGGCGGCGAAGCTATCAACACACCTAGTAAATATCTTATTGATGGTAAATATGTAAATGTAGGTATTGATGGCTTTAAAATCGGTACTAAACTTATGTGGGGCCGTTTAGCAGATCTTGACATTACTATAAATAATATTAATGCTGTACAGTTGTCTGAACCAATCACTATTAACGGTAAAGGTATTAATAGTAATATGGTATTTAATCTTATGGTTGAGAGCAATCAGCTTACACAAATTAATACAACAAGTACATCATTAAGTGGCTATAATTTAAAGAGACGACAGTTTGCTCTTGAAATACGTGGGTATAGTTCTACCCGTACTATAGACGGTGTAAGTCATCGTTACTATATAAGATGTGAAACTTTTAAAGAGTCTAGATATATTACTTTTAGACTTTCAGATCCTGACTATCATGCTAATGACAATGGTGCGTATAGTTATGTGGCTAGAGATACAAGCTCTATCGCAGTAGATCAATGGTGTGCTACAAACTATTGGCCTAAGTGTAGCCTTACACTTGTAAATCATAATTTTGAATTAAGTGATGTGACATATGGTGATAGTTCTGGTAGTTATTATAAAGAGGTGTTTGTAATACCTCTTTGTTTATTAGGTAGAAATTCAACACATGTGGAGAGTGTACTTGATGATGATGCTAGATTGTTATGTGCTATACATGGAATGCCATCAATAACGACAGATGTTGATGGATACGTTACACCGCATTATGGATTCTGTATTATTAAAGGTAATGCACCATATAGTGCAGACCCAGACGCAGAAGCTCAGATTCGGCCGGCTAATGATAATCGAACTGCTTATGTGGACTATACAGACAGCACATACTGTAAACATTTAGACTTTAAACTTAAGTCATTAAATATGTTTACTATATTAGATACTGAAGTATCTGGTAGAGCTGCAAATACATACTATGCAGATCCTTATAAGTTAATAGAAGCTTATGCATTTGATATTGCAGTACCTGGTCAAGAAGCTACTAATCGACATATACTTGTACAAGGTATAGTTACAAAGGATGGCAATGTAGATGTAAATGAGTTATTAGATATAGCCTATTGGAATGGTTGGGTTAATTTAAGTATTAATGAGATACCTGAGGAGTTAGGTCAGTCTGGATTGTCCCCATATTACTGGTCAAATATACCTTTTGATTTTACAAGGCCTGTTCGACCAGACACTTCATATTGGAGTGATACATTACGGTATTTGCAGGTTTATACAACAAGTGGTACTTATAGGTATATTAAAGCACAGACTACAGCCTATTGGGCAGACACTTTTGATGCTACACTTGATATTGCAGGCAGCACATTTACTGATAATCTGTGTATGGACATTGTAGATATTGACACTGGTGAGATACTTGTAGATCACACTAAAGATTCTATTGATGTTACTGCAACATCCAAACTTAGTATTGATATGCGTGAAAGTGCTCTTATTAAAGGTATAGCATACTTCAATAAACCTTGTGAAACACCTGGGCAGTATATGGATACTGAACTTAGTGATTTGTATTTTGATTCTAGATTATCTGGTGCATTTTTCCCTATTTGTAAATATAAGTACAATAGTCAGGCGAATAGTTCGGTATATCATGACGATTCAGCTTTTGGTGGTTGTCAAGGTATTGTTGTGTTTAATGTTGCGGGTGTATCTGAAGATTTGCCTGCAGACTATGATATGTTCCTTATGTCTCCACTTTCAAGTTACGTATTACCTCCACGACTTAATTCTCAGAATGGAACAGTAACTGTTTATGCAGGTAAAACATATTCTCATCATATAAAGTTTAATAGTGGCATACAACGCTATAATAAAAAGTTTATAG